TATGAAGCATTTTTCATACAAACCTAAAAAAAAACGAAAGAATGAACTTTTTTATGAATGTTATCATTATTTGAAGAATTCTTATTATATTCGCAAAATAATTTATTGTTTTAGAAATTATATTGTATTTAAGATAAATAAAACACAAGGACCTGCTATATTTAAACGTGAATTATGTAATAATACTGAGGATTTTTTAACAACTGAAACCATGAGAGATATAGAGTACAAGTTTTTTATTAGTTATAAAGATAACCATAATTTTATATATGGGTTTAACCTTATTTCTATTAGCACCTTATTAGATAAACACGGTAAAAATAATCCATATACAATGGAACCTTTTCCAGAATATTTCATAACTATGGTAGAAACCCGTAAAAAATATAATAAACTATTGAATTATACTTATAAAACTATACAATATGTTAAACAAACGATTGATAATAAATTTGTCTCTATATTTCAAAAATTAGATTCTTTAGGAAATTATACACAAACAGAATGGCTTACACAGTTGAATAACAAACAATTACGAAAGTTTATTTATGAAATATATGATATTTGGATGTATAGGAGTCAATTAAGTCAACAAGACAGAATTGTCTTATGCCCACCAATTGGAAATCCGTTTATAAATATACCCATGTACTTATTTAATAATCGTAATATTCATATTGAAAATACAACATTAAAAAATTATATATATACTATTTGCGATAATTTAATCAATAATGTTAATATAGATCAAGATAAACAGTCTCTTTGTGCTATATATATATTGACAACATTTACTTTAGTGAATAATCTTGCGGCTGAATCTTTGCCTTGGTTATATCATTCTGTTATATAATAAATGCGTTAAAACAATATAAAAAGATATAATATGAGTATGTATAATGTCTGCTGTAAAACAATCTAAAAAATCCAAAACAACCGATCCTAAGGTAGAAACTGTAAGTCCACTTGTTGAAAAACCAAAAAAAACTAAAACAGTGGTTGAGTCAGTAGTTGAGCCAGTTGTTGATAATGTAGTGGTTCCACTTGTTCAAACCGAAGGGTCTATTCAAGCCTCTTTTAATGGTGTAGTTTCTTTACTTGCTGAAGTAAATGGTATTCTATCGAAACTAAAAGCTGAAGTCAAGGTTCTAGAAAAACAAGTTTCGAAAGAAATGAAAGTTCTAGATAAGATTAACCTAAAAAAAAACAAAAATAAGGGTTTGCGTGCGCCAAGTGGGTTTGTAAAGCCAACCAAGATTAGTGATGAACTAGCTACTTTTCTTAAAAAAGAAAAGGGTTCTATGATGGCGCGTACTGATGTAACCAAGGAAATGACTTCTTATATTCGTGAACACAGTCTACAAGATAAAACAAACGGTCGTAAAATTCTACCTGATTCCAAGCTAAAGAAACTACTCAAGGTAACTGATGCTGATGAACTAACTTATTTCAATCTACAAAAATTCATGAGTCCTCATTTTGAGAAAAGTGTAAAGGCTTAATTGAATTATTATATTTTTATTATATTTTATTAAATTCTTATATTCAAAAACTTATTCAATATAAGAATTAATCTAAATCAAAATGTGTCAGCTTTTTTGTAATATCCTTTAAACTTTCAATTGTTTTTCTATATTCAAATAATTTCTTGGAATATTGTTCTAATTTTACATCATTTGTTGTCACGATATCTTGTTGTTGTTGGATAACTAACTGTTGTTGTTTATTTAGTTTTTTGTATTTCATAAGTTCGGCGTAATGATTCTCTTTTTCATGATTCAGATATTCAATCCATCGTTTATGTATTTCAGATTTAAAATGAATTTTAAATGATTGTGTATTAGTAAAATTGTTTTTAGAACCGCAACCACATTTAGAAAAATGACTTAGATTCACACAGGAATCTATATAATTACCTTCACGATCCATAGAAGGTTGATACACATCACTTGTGTAAGTAAATATGTTACTCATTAACAAATATGTATGATTTATTTCAAATCAATTTTTAAAACAATATTTCATATAAAGCCATATTTACATTTGGGGTTTTGTATTTTTTTATATTATCTAAATAGGTTAGCCATTCCTCTTTTTTATGTAAATGAATTATATATTTTTTAAAAGAGTTTACATATTTATTGTTAAAATCTAGTATATTTTTATTATGAGAGACAAAAAAATACATCGTATCATTTACATAATAAAATAACAAACTACTTAGTATATAATAACAAAATACATTTGTCTCTTCATTGTATGTATTTGGTTTAAGTAATCCTCTATAATCTAAATTATTTATATTTAATATTTTATTTGCGGTTACAACTGAATATAGTTTCTCCATTTTTAAATACTTATGAAATCTTTTTTTAAAAATCGGAAAAGATTTATGTAAAGATAATAAGGATATATTAATTATTCTTGCCCAAAATTCTGTATATAATTCGTATAGTAAAAACTTACTTTTTATTGGAAAATATTTTTTCATATCAGAGAAATCACTATAATTATGAAAATCAAACTCAAATAAATGTATACATTCATGGATAAACACTTTGAACCATTCTTCTTTTCTATATATTTTAATGTTATTTCCATATGTAAATCCACTATTGATATTATAAGGTTTTACTGGTATATCATTTATTATTTTTTCAAAATCTGTTAAATAAATTGTTATTGAACAATATTTGTTGTAATCTATTGGTTTATAAGAAATAAATAACAATAAAATTAGTTTAATATATAGAATATAGTTTTTAATATTTATAGTATTTTCGCTATATAGCTTTATGATAAAATTATATTTGTTTTTTTTTAATTTGAATGTATATTCTTCGTAATTTGTTTTATTTATCTTATCTACAATTTTGTTCGGAAAATAGGTTCCAACCTCTTCAATTATATTTATATTTGATTTTCGAATATAATTATAATTTTTAATTTTTATCTTATTTAATGTATTATGTAGTGGTATAAGAGCATAATTTAGATTTACTTTATTTTTATCTAATGTGTAATTATTATTTAAATATTGAATATTATCTTTTGATTTTATTGTAAGTTTCATATATTATAATTTCATTTTTCTTTTCATAAGTTTCATTTTCATTTTACCACCAACATTTGTTTTTTCGTTATCATTTTTATCAGTAGTTGAATTTTTTGTTTGAGATGGTATGATAGGTGTCTTTTGTGAACGTCCAGATATTGGCGTTGGTGTTGGCGTTGGTGTTGGCGTTGGTGTTGGCGTTGGAGTTGGCGGTAGATTGATATCTTCTTCAGCTTCGGATTCTTCGTTGACTTCGTTGTCTTCGGCTTCTGATTCTTCGTTGGCTTCGTTGGCTTCTGATGCTTCGTTGGCTTCGTTGGCTTCGTTTTCTTCTGATTCTTCGTTGGCTTCTGATTCTGATTCTGCTGCTTCTTCGGCTTCATTGTCTTCTGTATTGGTTTCATTGACTTCGGCATTGGCTTCTTCGACTTCGTTGGCATCTGCTACTTCATTTTTTGAATTGTTTACTAAAGTTTTTACTTTATCTAAACTTTGTCTATTATACGATACTGGTTTTTCTTCAAACTCATCTAATTCATCTAATAATTCAAAATTAATACCAAATATCATACATATAAAATCGTTATAAGTCATAGATTCGTAGTCTGCCTTATATTTTCGTACTAAATCATTATCTAAAATACCATCTTTTATAAATTTAATATTAGTTATATCCATAGTTTTATGTAGTTCATTGTAAAAATTTAAGGTTTTTAGAAGTATATCTTTATTGGATTTTGTTTCTATAGCTTTTAAAGCTCTCGAATATTTTTTTTCATACGTTTCACCTTTACTTTTTATTATGGCGGTTTTTAATGCTTTTAAAAATTTATAACTTTCTTTATTTGTTTCTACAATATTTACGATATATTCATCTTTATTTTGTTTTAAATCGTTCAATTTATAACTATCCGCAAAATTATCAAACAATAACATAGACCCTTCTTTATATTCGTTATTATTCCCTCCATGTATAAATTCATAAATACCTAATTTAGATACAACCATTCCATATTTTACTACATATACATATTTATAATCAACCGAATCAACCGTTTCCATTTTTTTTATATCTCCTATAGCAATACATAAATCATAATGTAAATCATTAAAATGAACACGAACTTTATATAAATCAGTAGTTTGTCCGTTTTCTTCTACTGTATTTATATTTGGTTCATATTTATGATCTTTTATTAATAGAGATGATACATAAGCTTTATCTTCTATTGGCATAATTATAATATATATATATATATAAATGTTAAATAAGACGAGAAAATGTAAATCAAAATGTATTAATTTACCAAAGGAAAAATGTTATAAAGGTTGTATTTTTACAGACCATTGTAGATTATCCAGTAAATATATAATGAATCCTATAAATTGTAAATTAATGAAAAGAACCCATAAAATATTAAATCAAAAAGTAATACCATATAGCTTAAGAATGCCTGAAAAAACAAATGTTGAAAAATCATATTCTCCCGAAATAAATAAATTATTAGTTCAATCAAGATATAGTACAAAATATGATATATTCCAAGCAATAACATATTGTATGAATATTGATGTTGCCGAATATAAATTAAAAGACTCTATACTAAAATATTATATTAACCCAAAAGTTCAATTAAAAAATGGAGAATGCGTTTCCTATTGGAATATAGAAGCTCAAAAAATGTTTTTAGATAATTTATCTAAACATCATAATATTAATATATCTAGTCTAATTGTACCAAAACAATCTTATTATAATTGTTGGTTTAATACTGGATTTATGATGAATTATATAAGCGATAAAGGTCGCAAATTCAATAAGTATTTCAGACAATATATGATTACCGGTAAAATGAAAGGAATGAAGCCATTTTTAAAAAAGTTGAAAGCTCCTTTATTTTTATTTAATATTGCGATTGAATCTACATTACAAGGAAATGCATTAGCTAAAATTATGAATACAAATGATTTGATTGAAACAATACATGAAAATATTCCTAAAGAATATAAGAAATTTATTACAACTAAAAAAGAATACGGGAATCCATACATTTATCAAATTTCTTTAATTAATTATTTATCTAATAATCCATATTCATACAACTTTACAGATGGATATTCTTTATACAAAAATATAAAAAATAATGGATATTTTAATACAACCAAAGATATAATATGGGTAGAATTTGATGATAAAAGTTCAAAAGAAATAGATTATAAACAAAGTTATATATTAGATCAATATAAGAACAAATATATATTAGATTCTATGCTAATAAGAGACACAACTAAAAATCATTTTTGTTGCTTATTGACTATAAATGATAAAGAATATATGTATGATGGAGCTTCGGGTCCTTCATTAAAACCTATGAAATGGAAAAATAATATATTCTTAAATAAAGATATAAATTTCAAGATGGATAGTCAATCTGTTTCATGGAATACGCGTAATGGTTATCAAGTATTAAATTATTACCGCATATGAGTTTTCACATAATCAGTAATATCCATACATTTAAATTTTAATTTCGCATTTATATTTGGGTTGTCTTTTAACTCAATTATTTTATTATATATATATTCCCATTCTTTATGAAACAATAAATAATCTAATATTTCCTTTATAATTATAAAAATACTTTGTAATAATTCTTCTTTATATTCCATATTTTCTTTATGTTTCATTTCAATCATTAAAGAACTCAATAATTCCTTACATAAATCGACTATATTATCTAAAGAACAAATATTATACTTCATTAAATTTGTAAAAAAAGATAGACCGGCTTTTAATTGGTCTATCTTTTTTACATAATTACAATATCCATCATAATCCTCATTTGGACTAATATAATGAATTTCACTTAATGATTTGCTATGCTTTATAAAATTATCTTGAAATATAACATAAAATGTATTATTTTTTTCAATTAATTCTTTATATAAAGAAGAAAATAGTTTTGATAAATGTATGTTCGAACTAGCAATTTGGAATATTTTATTTGTAATTATGTCTATATCGCTTTTTATCTCTATATTTGAAATAAGTTCAAATAATTCTACTTTCAATTTATTGTAATTTTTATCCGTTAGTTTATTTAATAATTTACAAATAGTACCACAATAATCTTCTTGTTTATGTACTTTTGTTATTTTAAAAGGTAATGATTTATTATAAATAAAAAGTAATTTCTTTATTTCACTAATAATATTATTTGTCTCTTCTGTAAATTCATATGGTTCATATTCAAGAGATAAAGATAATATTTTATCATATGAATAATACATTATAATATATAAATAATATTTTTATATTCGTTCTATCTTTTGTTATAAAAAGCAATATATATATATGGAATTTAAATTACCTATTCAATATATAGAACACCATACTTTATCGGATACAATAAGAGACGATCTTGAAATAAATACATGTTATAAAAATATACTAGGCGATTCAAAATTATTAGGACAATGGACGAATTATTATACTTCAAGTAAAACCTTTTTAGAAAACACCCAACAAGTTATAAAAAATATTGATATCAATCCTATAAATAATGAAGAAATGCTTGAATCCTATGATATATTTAATTCAGAGACAAACTTCAATGATAAATATCAATATATGAATATTAAATTATTAGAACCAATGAATCATTCTATTCTATTTTTACAAGCATTAAGTTTATACAATATAACTTCTCCTATTTTTTCATTAATTACGCCTATTTTCATTTTTATTGTTCCATTCTTTATTTTAAGATTTAAAAATATACAAATTTCAGGTTCAGAATATACAAATTTGTTCAAAATATGTTA